TGATGCCCGTGAGGCACAGCAACGGTTCGACAATGATGTGGCAACCCTCAAGGAAAAGCTCAACGCCCGCTCTGTGGTGATGGCCCTGAGTGGTCCTAAGAACTTCCGCAAGGAGGTGCTGCCAACCTACAAGAGCAATCGTAAGAAGACCCGCAGGCCGGTTGCGTTCCACGCTGTGAAGAACTACATCCGTGAAGCCTACCCCACCTACGAGTTTGAGAACATTGAAGCTGATGATGTCTGTGGCATGCTGATGACAGGCATGTACAGCACCAAGTTCGACAAGGTGTTGGTGTCAACTGACAAGGATCTCAAGCAGATCCCAGGTCTTCACTACAACCCCGGACACCCAGAGGATGGCGTGTTTGAGGTGAACAAGTTCGATGCTCACTACAACTTCTTGATGCAGGTGCTCACTGGAGATGCGGTGGATGGCTACTCAGGCTGTCCCGGTGTTGGTCCTGTAGGAGCAAAGAAGGTGCTCGATCCCGACCCCTGCTGGGTGTCGGTGAAGAACGCATATGATAAGGCTGGGCTCACTGAGGAGGATGCCTTGGTGCAGGCCCGTGTCGCCTACATTCTGCGGAAGAGCGACTATGACCGCAAAACACAAACTGTCAAATTATGGAGGCCAAAGCCATGACAAGAGAACAACTACTACGCCTGCACCAGATGCTGTGTAATGAAGCACAGTCTTTGATGAAGGTCAAAAATCACGATTACAGCGGCGGGAAGGATGCACAAGACCCCTTTTTGAACTTCACACGGGTGGAGAAACTGGGGATCACAGACACTGAGCGGGGCTTCATGGTCCGCATGACGGACAAGGTGTCAAGGCTCATAACCCACCTTGATAACAAGACTTACGCCGTCAAGGATGAGTCCTTCAGGGACACCATTCTGGACCTCATAAACTACAGCATTCTGATGTATGCCTACATAAATAGAAATAAGGGTGACTATGAGGAATAAAAACAACCCCGTCCCCCGACCATCACACATAGATCCGGGCCTAATTCAATGGCTTGATTATCACTTCCCAGAGAGGTGTCCGGATGTTGAGTGGTCAGATCGGGAGGTCTGGATGAAAGTGGGTCAGCGTAGCGTTATACGTTGGCTTTTGAATCACAAAGAAGAGATGGATGATAACATCCTCAAGGAGTAATATTATGTGTACAGGTGGCGGCGGCTCAGGCCCAAGTATCCCACCCCCTCCTCCTCCTGTAGCTCCACCACCACCACCTCCTGTTATTAAGGTAAAGGAAGCTCCACGCTTCAAGGTGCCGGAGCGGGCGGAGAATACCCAACTCAAGGCGGACAACCCTGTGGTGATGAAGCGTTCTGCTAACCCTCGTAAGCGAGGTAAGCGATTGCTTACAATCCCAACAGAAGAAGAAATGGCTTACTAATGGAATCACTCCAGTCGATCTACAGCAAATGCGAAGGACACCGCTCACAGTTCCTAGAACGTGGGCGTGACTCCAGCCGGATTACTATCCCGACAATTCTCCCTGAAGACGGTAAGACTTCGGCTACTCGATTCCCCACCCCCTACCAAAGTATTGGGGCCCGGGGTGTCAACAATCTGTCCTCCGCTCTGCTGCTCAGTCTCCTCCCCCCTAACGCTCCATTCTTCCGGCTTATGGTCGATGAAGAGACAAAAATGGAGCTGGAGGCTGTAGATCCACGAGTGGTGACTGAGGTAGAAAAATCACTGTCCAAAGTTGAACGGGCGGTGATGGATGAGATTGAAGTCAACGGTATTCGGACAGGAATGTTCGACGCTCTTCGACATCTCATTGTCACTGGTAATGCTCTCCTGTATTTCCCTGAAGGCGGCATGAT